AACGTAAAAGAGGAAGACCTCGGAAGACTGAAGTTGAGTCTAAAAAAAGAGGCAATAGAGTAGCACGAGGCAGACCCAAAGGGGATGCAGCGATTATGAACGAGTACAAAGCTCGTATGCTCAATAGTCCTAAAAGTAGACGGGTCTTAGAGAGTATATTGGACGCTGCGCTTGATGACGAACATAAGAATCAGTCAGCAGCTTGGAAGCTCGTAATGGACCGTATACTGCCTTCAGGTATGTTTGAACAAGAGGTCTCTAAAGGCAATGGACGTAACTCTGTCAATATCACTATTAGTGGTGTTGGCGGTGAATCTATTAGCATAGGTGCTGAGAGCAAGTCTAGTGACAATGATGACTCTGAACCCTTCGATGGCAGCTATGAAGTCAAGGATGTGAACTAATGGCTGAGTTAAATGTAGAGCTACTTCCTTGGCAACAAGGTGTCTTCAATGACAAGACCCGCTTCAAGATAGTCGCTGCTGGTCGTCGTACAGGTAAATCAAGACTAGCAGCTTGGATGCTCATCATCTATGCACTACAGGCCACTAAAGGCCATGTGTTCTATGTAGCCCCTACACAGGGACAAGCTAGGGACATCATGTGGCAGACATTGTTAGAGTTAGCACATCCTATCATCAAGTCTACGCATATTAACAATTTACAGATAACACTGGTCAATGGAGCTACAATAGCCCTAAAAGGTGCTGATAGACCTGAGACTATGCGTGGTGTTAGTCTTAAGTTCCTAGTGCTTGATGAATACGCAGATATGAAGCCCACTGTATGGGAACAGATTCTTCGACCTGCCCTTGCCGACCAGAAGGGTGATGCGATGTTCATAGGGACTCCGATGGGGCGTAACCACTTCTATGACCTATATACCTATGCAGCCACTGAAGATGATCCAACATACAAAGCATGGCACTTCACCTCTTATGACAACCCTCTACTAGATCCTGCAGAGATTGACGTAGCTAAGAAGTCTATGAGTTCCTATGCCTTTAGGCAGGAGTTTATGGCGTCCTTCGAAGCTCTCGGTAGTGAAATATTTAAAGAGGATTGGATTACGTTTGGAGAAGAGCCTGAGTTTGGTGATTACTATATCTCTGTTGACCTTGCAGGCTTTGCTGACGTAGCTCATGCTAACACCTCTAAAGCTAAGAAGCTCGACCAAACAGCCATTAGTGTTGTTAAGGCTAACGAGCATGGTTGGTACGTAGCGGACATTATCTATGGACGTTGGGACATCAAAAAGACTGCTCGTAAGATCTTTGATGCTGTGGCTAAGTATAGACCAGTAAGTATTGGTATAGAAAAAGGTGCTCTAAAGAACGCTGTACTACCTTACATAACAGACCTTATGAAGGCTAACCAGCGCTACTTCCGCATTGAAGAACTAACACACGGCAACCAAAAGAAGATAGATCGTATTGTTTGGGCTCTACAGGGCCGTTTTGAGAATGGTCAAATAACATTAGCCGAAGGAGAATGGAATACAGAGTTCTGTGACCAGCTTTTTCAGTTTCCTAACCCACTAGTCCACGATGACTTAATAGACTCTCTAGCCTACATAGATCAAATAGCTAAGATAAGTTACTATGTAGATTATGAGGAAGATGAACTAGAAGTACTAGACCCAATAACAGGATACTAGAATGAATTTTGAAGAAAACGAATTTCTCATAGAACAGACCCTAGAAGATTGGGTTATGGACAAGGCCAACAACTGGCGTGACCATTATGAGTCTAACTATAAAGAACAGTTTGAAGAGTACTATCGCTTGTGGCGTGGTATTTGGGACGGTTCTGACTCTATGCGACAATCTGAACGCTCTAAGATTATCTCTCCAGCCCTACAACAGGCTGTTGAGAGCTCTGTAGCCGAAGTAGAAGAAGCTACGTTTGGACGTGGTAAATGGTTTGACCTAAAAGATAACAATGGCGACACAGAAGCACAGGATGTACAGCTATTACGTACTCTAATGACAGAGGACTTTGAGTACTGTAAGATCCGTAAAGCAGTTGCAGAATGTATTCTTAACTCTGCTATCTACGGTACAGGTGTTGGAGAGCTTGTACTAGATGAAGTCAAAGACACTCGCCCAGCTACACAGCCTATTATGGACGGTGCAGCTGAAGCAGTAGGTGTAGAAACACGAGACCGTACTGTAGTCAAACTACGTCCAGTACTGCCTCAGAACTTCTTGATTGACCCCGCAGCTACTTCTATTGAAGAAGCATTAGGTGTAGCAATCGATGAGTTCGTACCTATGCACCAAGTAGAGATACTACAAGAGCAAGGTATCTACCGTGACGAGATGATTACCGTAGATGCTCCAGACGATGACTTAGAAGCTGATCCTTCATTGTCTGTCTACAGCGACAACAAAGTACGTCTAACTAAATACTACGGTCTAGTTCCTTCGTACTTGTTTGATGACGCTACTATGGAAGAAGGTGAAGAAGTTGTCGATCTAAACAACGATGACAATCCACGTCCTAAGTACATCGAAGCTATTGTAATTATTGCCAATGGTGGTACACTGCTGAAAGTAGAAGAAAACCCATACATGATGCAAGATCGTCCTGTAGTTGCATTTGCTTGGGATGCAGTACCATCACGCTTCTGGGGCCGTGGTGTATGTGAGAAGGGCTACAATAGCCAGAAAGCACTTGATACTGAACTACGTGCTCGTATTGATGCTCTAGCACTCACAGTACACCCAATGATGGCTGTAGATGCTTCTCGTCTCCCTCGTGGCACTAAGATGGAGATTAGGCCAGGGAAAACTGTACTAACTAACGGTAATCCTGCTGAAATCCTGCAACCATTTAAGTTTGGTAATCTTGATCCTTCTACGTTCAACCAAGCAGCATCACTACAGCAGATGGTACAGCAAGCCACTGGAGCCGTAGATGCCGCAGGTATCGCAGGATCAATCAATGGCGAAGGAACTGCTGCAGGTATCTCAATGAGCCTTGGTGCTCTAATCAAGCGTCACAAGCGTACCTTGATTAACTTCCAAGAATCATTCTTGATTCCGTTTGTACGTAAGGCAGCTTATCGTTACATGCAGTTCGATCCAGAGCGTTACCCAGTCAAAGACTACAAGTTTGTGGCTAGTTCGTCTCTAGGTATCATTGCACGTGAATACGAAGTAACACAACTAGTTCAGCTACTACAGACAATGTCTCCAGAGTCTCCACTGTACCCTGCGTTGATTGAGTCAATCGTAGACAACATGAACCTTGCTAACCGTGAGGAACTTATTGCTCGTCTACAACAGGCAGCTCAACCTGACCCACAGCAACAGCAGATGGCTCAAATGCAAGCACAGGCTGAGATGGCAATGCAACAGGCACAGACTGCAGCATTCCAAGGTCAAGCCGCAGACTTCCAAGCTCGTGCTCAGAAGAACGCTGCAGAAGCTGCTCTTGCTCAGTTTGAAGCAGAGACTGATCGTATTAAAGCTATTAGCACTAATATCACAGAAGGCGATGCAGACGATAAAGAGTTTGAACGTAGATATAAGATTGCTGAACTATTAATGAAAGAACGACAACTTAAAGGAAAAGATAATGCTAATGCCAAAGCAGGTCCTAGAAATCTTGGACAACCTGAGCAAGCAAGTGCAGCGCCTCAACGACCAATGCCTTCGTTTGGAGGAACAGGTCAAGGAACTACAGGGGGCGAATAAGCCCTCTACTCCTACCACAAGAAAACGTACAACACAAGCAAAAAATTCAAAAACTTCTTGACTTTTATGTTGACTTGTGGTATAATATATAGTATATCAAGGAAGCCTTAAATGGATAATTCACTTGAAAGACAGTACGAAGATTACTTTGATCTATTTAGCAGAGATGGCTGGAAGCTGCTAATGGAAGACATTGACTCTATGATTGAGTCTTTAGATTCTCTAGATTATGTTAGTTCTCTCGAAGAGCTACATAATCACAAAGGCCAGCTAACCATACTCAAGCGTATCCGTGGTTTCGAAAATGCTATCACGGCTGCACACGAGGAACTAACGTCAGAAGCTCAATATAGCTAACCTGACGTACAATAAGAACGGTGCTCCTGAATCTTAGGGGAGTCTTATGACGGAGCACTTTAGGGTAAACAGTAGCTTACTGAGACGACAGTTTCTGACATCTGCCCCTATTTATAAACAAGGCTACTTCCACAATGCAATTATGCACGGAGTTTATATGGCTATTCTATTAGATGAAGAGCGTCAAGAAGACAACAACGAAGAGATTACTAATCTAGAAGAAACACAACAGGAACAGGTAGAGGAAGCTCAAGAAGAGCAAACTCCAGAGCCAGAACCTGAAGATGATCTTCCTGAGAAGTACCGAGGTAAATCAGCAGCCGAGATCGCTAAGATGCACCAAGAGGCAGAGAAAGCCCTAGGTCGTCAAGGTGGCGAAGTTGGTGAGCTACGTAAGATCGTTGATGACTTCGTTAAGGCACAACTCGAAACTAAGACTGCCCCAGTACAGTCTAATGATGAGATTGACGAGGATGATTGGTATCTAAATCCTGAGAAAGCTGTAGAAAAAGCTATCTCTAACCATCCGAAGCTCAAAGAAGCAGAAGCAGTCACACTGCAAATGAAACAAGCACAGGCTGTAGAGACGCTTAAGGCTCAACACCCAGACTTTGCAGATATCCTTAAAGATGAAGGATTCAAAGAATGGATTATGAAGTCTAAGATTCGTCAACAGCTACTAGCACAGGCAGACCAGAATTATGACATTGATGCTGCCAATGAACTGTTAGGTACTTGGAAGGAACGCAAAGGTGCTGCAGCTACTGTTGTGAAACAGGAGCAAACTGAGCGTAAGAAGCAGGTTAAAGCAGCTTCTACAGGTAATGCCACAGGATCAGGAGAAGCTCCTTCTCGTAAGATCTATCGTCGGGCTGACATCATTAAACT